GCTTATTCTCGTCTTCTTTTTGGGGGCTACGTACCATGTTGGAGATGCCCCGAAGGCTGGATGGTTTCTTGGTCCCAGTAGGAGAAGATCCGTCGCGCTCAGACTCCTGTGGCCTACCACCGTGCTGTGCATCTCCCATTCCCGGACCCATTGGGCCTCTTAGGGGAACTGAAGGACGGCTAAACTCTGCTGGCAAGTCAGGATCTCGGCCGGGAGTTGCGCTAGCCTCATCCTGCCTTTTCTGCTCTTCCAGTTGTGCTTCCGGGTGCATGCTCAGTCTTTTGAGTATGTTTTCATTAGAGGTCGCTTTGAGTATGTTTTCATCAGAGGTCGCATTGGAGAGTTCGCCTATAAACTGGTTGAATCCTTTGAGCCAGTTATCAGCTAAGCTACCCTCTCTGATGACGCCATGTTCTTCCTTAGCCATTATGCTATTACTCCTGTCTTCCTTTTATTGCCTTCTTTCATATTAGGCATAGGTACGGGAGCACGCTTTTTGGCCCGCTCCAATAGTTTTTTAATTTTGAGATGACGCTTCTTTCGATGAACTGCATCTAAAGAATCAATCTCAGCTTGCTCTTTTGGTGTTAGGAGTCCTTTAAATTCTTTTAATTGATCGAATAATTTATCAAGCGGATCTATCGTGGCATCCTTCGGCATTACGGAGTCTCCGCATTAGCCGACTGCTGAGACTCACTTGCAGCCGGTGCGTTAAAAGCGCGAGGTATAGCAGCCTGTCCATCTACGGCCTCTTCTACCTGTCTGGGGGGTCCATCCATGCTTGGTGCTGCTCGGCCACCGCCTTGCTGGAATAAGTCTGGACCTCCGACAACGCCGCCCATGCCAGATCCGCCAGCTTCTCTGTTTTCAGGACTAAGTAGCTGATTGATCATGTCTTCGCTTTCCGGCGATTGTGATCCTCCGGGAATAATATCTTCCGGATTAGGAATATTGTAGCCACGGCTGAGAAGCTTATTGGCCAAATCAGCCAAGTTCGGCGGCTTACCATAGACTTCCTGCCATATCCCAGTAAGTCCGGAAAAGAGGTTGAGGAGGTCCATCCAGTTTTTGCGCTCCAAGGCAATCGCATTCGCTTGCGAAGCGACGTCCATCCCGAAGCGATACTCGCCTCTTGCTGTGCCTTCATCGACATTCATCCACATATTCGCCTGCGGATCAATAAGAACAGCTCGTTCTGGCCTAAAGAATACCGTCATTTGCCAAAACTTACGGGCCGTATTGACCTGTAACTGACTTAATAGATTTCCTCGGCGCTGCTCACGCGCAGTTGTTCGACGCTCAGATATAGAAGATTCCGTTGCTGTTTGTTCACCGGGCAAACTTACGGGCTGTGGAGTGCCTGCGGCTTGATCAAAGAGCTGGCGGATGACGCCCAGCATTTCGCCCTTGTCGCTGGCGACACTCCCAAACTGAAGCGGCTGGACCGCACCGGGTTTACCGGAAAGCCCCGGCGCGGGGATGGCGGTCATGTCGGGGGCCGCCAGCAATTCCTCTATAATGTCGTCAGTGACAACCTCTCGATCATAAAGCAAAGCATTTTTCTGCTTTCGTATGATCGACAAGTATGAGTCAAGTATCTCATGAGCTATCGACTGAATATTATCAGCGCCAGCAAGTAGTAGTGCGGGCTTAGAATACCACGTTTCCGATGTAGAGTTTAAAGATAAAACCTCTACCGGGTAATCATCCAGCGTGGGAATTGGCCACTCTTCGTCATGCTGTAGGAATTCGTCGTGACCCTCAACAAAAGTAATAAGTAAATTAGATCGACGTCTGTTTCCAACTGGGAAGTTGCGTGCCCATATCTCCCATCCTACGGCCAACCCAAAGTCGTCTTCGCCAGCTACGCCTTCTGAGTAGTCGGGTGCGCCTTCAAGTCTATCGGATGGCTCTAAGTCTTCAGTGTTTTCATATATGGGGTTGGATTGAAAGTCTTCTACTGGACGCCTAAAGCGAAAGGCAATCCATCGGGCGTCACGTATACCGTCTTGAGCTAAAGGGTCAACAAGAAAGTCCTTAGGTCTCCAGCGCATGCCGAATGGGGCTTCCCATGACATCGTTGTGTTGACATCGGGATCATCGCCCTGCTCCAGCATCTTTTTGCGAATTTTAATATTGAGTTTTATTGCTTCTTCGCCAGCTTCTGGGAGATCCTCCGATAGCATCGGATCTTGTAGCCAGCGAGTGTGGTGCTCGATGTACTGTTCGTGATTCTGCTCTCGAACTACCCGCGTATCTATTCCGCCAGAAAGCATTGTTATTTCATCTTCTGGCGTCTCCGCTTGAAACTCAGCCTGCTCAACCATGTCATGAATCTGCTGTTCATAGTCAATGGTCCAGCCGATTTTCTTTACACCATATGGTCCAAGAAAAGCATCCAGAAGAATGCGCTCGTCCTGCTGTAACTGGGAAGTTTCACGGTACCAGTAGTCAACAATATGCTTTACCGTACGCGACCCAGCTACAGAATCACGAGTGCGTGGCGTAACTAAAAAAGCGGGATTACGCTCAAGGAGATTAGATATAGACTGATCTATCCAGCCGAATATCAGGTTGGCTTTTATTCGAGAGATGTGCTCCTCTCTGTCGCCCTCCTGTTCCTGTCTTTTTTCTCGTTCTGTAGTAGCCTCGTTAAGGTACTGTTTTTGCAGTACGTCAGACGCATCCCAAAGGGGACTCATCTGCTCATCGGCATACTCTATCTGTCGCTTCCAATACTCAAGACGCGACTGCTTATCACTGGGGTATGAAGCCATATTTTAAGTGATCACCCTAAGTTGCTCTGCGACAACGGCATAACGATACAACAACCAATATATGGGGTTAAAATAAATAAGTCAACCCATAACTATTCCACTTCGTACCGTACGACCTCTCCGCCTTCGCAGATGCTGCTCGAAAATTTCACCCATAGTAGTGGGTACGAGGGAATCATTAGAGGGTCTTTCAACCTCTGGTGCGGCCGCCATATTGTCCATCATTCTTCCAATTAAGGAAAGAGTATCAACCATATCGTCATGGATACCGGCTGGGAACCTAAGCAGTTCATGCATAAATTCCCCCAACCACGGTTCATCTCTTGGCCAAAAGACTTTACCCATTGCCATTCTCGCTTGGATGGATCTGGCTCTCGTGGCTTTATCTCGTGTAGATGAGTATGGTTCGCGGGCACAGTACGCTTCGCGCTCTAACATACGACGTTGAAGAAAGGGGCCGACGCTTTTGATAATCTGACCGGACTCCTCGCCCCACCTAAGAGGCTTCCATTTGAGCACCAAGTCGCAGAAAGCCTCCACCCATTTTTCAGGGGTCTCCTGTCCCCGCCACATATCCAGTACATATATGTTGTGCTCATCATCCACGCCGACCACAAGATGTACGGTATAATCCCCTCCATCGGAGGTGACGGCATAATCCGATGCTCCGTAGATGTGGAGGTTCGTATGTCCAAGTTCCCGCTTTTCAAGTAAGTCCCGCTTACTGAACTGGAACTGGTCAATCCATTGTCGCTTAAAGTAAGATCCATCGTCTTCGACAGGCGTTTGCTGGTAGAGCGCGGACCATTCTCGTGGCCCCACCGTCCTGCGTACCTGCTCCAACATAGGCAATGGAAACCATTCAGGCCACAAAGCTTCGCCTTGATCCCGGCCGAGAATATCTGATCCAGTAGCTATTGCAGGGAAATCAACGGTATCCCATTGCTCTCCCTCTTTCTCTGCCTCAGAGAGAAGTCGTCCTGCTAAGTCGTCATCGTGCCATCTGGTCTGGATAACGATAAATGCACAATTAGGTGCCTGACGAGTATAGACCACCGATCTGTACCAGTCCCATACTCTGTCGCGCTGTAGCTTTGAATCTGCCTCTTCGCGTGACTTGATAGGGTCATCAATGATTATAAGATGTCCACCTCGACCCGTTAGTCCGCCACCAACGCCAGCAGCCCTAAAGCCTCCGCCTTGAGCGACGGCCCATCTGTCGGCCGCTCTGTCTGTTGACTTTATGTGAAGTTCGGGAAAAACATTCTTATACTCATCCGCATTAACGATCTCACGTACATTGCGTCCAAACTCCGAGGCAAAGTCAGAGTTGTAGGTGGCACAAATAATTTCTTTTTGCGGGAACTTACCG